TTATTTGTATTTGGATGAAAACGAACGAATCCATCACTAAATCCTGTTGAAAAAAATATTTTTCCTTGTGATAGATCCGGATTTTCTCGCGCCCACTTAATTAATTCATCTAGTCTCATTTCTTTTTTTACTTTGATTTTCATTTTTATATCTCCTCTAAAATAAAGTTAGTTGCTTCTGTTCCTCATATTCCAAACCATGTTGCTTTATATATGTTTCAAGCTCTTCCGCTGTATCAAATGTCTTTTTCACGCCTTGCCAACCTGGCACGATATGACCGTGAAAGTAATAATTGCCGTTTACTACATGAGTATGAGCCACTCGCTCGTTATCCTGATACAGATATCTCTTAGATCCGAAAAATTGGTTTAAGTATTCTTTGCGTGCGTTATCTGTTTTTGGCATTTATGCTTCCTGCCATTTCGCAAACATTTGGTCATAAGTAACATCGAACCAGTACGGATCACGTGAATGTTTCTGTGGTACATTAAACAAATGTGGCTTCTTTCTTCTTAGCTCGGCCTCTTTGCGTCGTTGCCTAGCCATTGCGCGTTCTTTGCTCTCTCGTTCCATAATTTTGGATAACACGATTTCTTTATACTCAGCTAGGCGCATGCCATAAGGTGCGTTTAAGGCTTCTAACAACGCCCAGCCACCTCGTACTCTTTTCGCAACCATTCCTGGAGTTAAACCGTTCTTTTTTATCAATTCATTTTCATGTTCGGTAAATTTATATGGTTTACCGTTAATCTTTACGATACTCATTTATTCCACCTCTATATATGCATGTCTTATTGTTATGTTGTCATACTTTAGTAATTCATCCGGATTGTCATCTAAGCGCTTTGCTAGCATATCTTTTTCATCATCTACATCATCGAAATGATGATATTCAACTTCTGTAGGTATTCTTATATCAATCGTTGCATTTATATATGCTTGTTGTTGCATTAAATCACTTCATTTCTCTTTTTCTTTTACGTCTGACTTTCACTAAGTCCTCATATACCATCCATTCTTGACCTGTGTATTTAGGCGCTTTACATATCCACGTTAAATTCACATCTCTATACTGATATCTGAATATCTTCGCTTTGATGTTGGCAACTTCAGTCGCCTTACCTTTAACGTCTATAACTTCAACCAGTTTCCCTTCCTTCCACAAAGAGAAATCGGCTATATACGTAATCGGTCTTTGCTTCCCAAATTTAGGTTGTAGTTCGAATTTCGGTTGTATTTCGATATGATCATAATTAGTTCCATTCATATTACTTTCTAAATATTGGTAATATTCACATTCTACTTTGCTATCAAATACAATTCCTTTGTACTCAACTTTCTTAGCGTTGTATTTACTCATCGTACACCTCTAAATATCAAATATCGTTGCTTGTAACCCTAATTCTTGCTCATATAGAAGCCCGTGAGCGCCTTTAAATCGTTTTAGGTCACTATCAGTCATAATTTTCTTTTCGTCGCTGAAATGGGCTCCTGTGAGCGAATAAACTTCATTTACGTTGTCTTTATACTTGATGACCTTAATATCTTCCGTGCCATCTTCTCGGTATAAGTAATATTTTTCTTTCGGCATTTTTAACACTCCTTAATGTGCGTTTTCTTCCAGTTGATTTCGTTCATAATTTTCTCTTCAACTTTGTCATAATCATCAAAAGGCGATAACTCGTTATTGTCTAACAATCTGTTAACTGCCCAACCAGTTTCTATATAGACATTTGCTACAATTGGGTCTTTTTGCTTTGTCTCTTCATACATCGATTTCAATAAGCTTTTGAATTGCATGATGTTCATGTGAAAAACCTCTGAGTCTTCTTGTAATACTCAAATTCAATTATTCCGGTTTCGCCGTCTTTGTTTTTGGCTATGTTACATTCAACAATAGATTTGCCTGTGATACTGTCATCTTCGTCACGGTTATAATAATCATCACGGTAAAGCAGCATTGCTAAGCTCGCATCTGCTTCTATTCCGCCCGATTCTTTCATGTCCGATAGCATTGGTCGTTTATCCTGTCTAGACTCGACACCACGATTCAGTTGTGAAAGTAGTACGATGATTGCACCTGTCTCGTTAGCGATTATCTTTAAGTCACGTGATATCTTTTCTACTGCTACACGTCTGTCAACTTTCGCATCAGTATCCATCAGTTGAAGATAATCTATAAAAATAACTTGTTGACCGTCTGAATGCCTCATTGCTTGTGCCCGCACATCTTGCGGTGTAATATTACTTTTATCAGAAATATCAATACCTAATTTCATGATTTTATCCATCGCATTCGTTAACTTTGTTAAGTCATCCGGCGTTAAGTTCCTGATTTCTTTTATCTTTGTTAACTCAATACCAGTAATTGTTGATAACATACGTTTCAATACTGATGTGCCAGTTGTTTCGAGACTAAAGAAAGATGTTTTATATCCATTTTGTGCTATGTTCAGCATCATGTTTAATGCAAAACCTGTTTTACCTACTGAGGGACGCGCTGCGATGACGATTAATTGTGATGGCTCCAATCCCCCTATTTTGTAATCCATGAGCTTGTAACCCGTCTTAATTTGCTTCTTAGGACTATCGCTATATAACTCTTCGACAAACTCCTCAACAAACTTCTTGGTTCCATCTTCTTTTTTGTTAGTAATCGTTTTTAAATCTTTGAGTTCATCAATCAAGTTATTAAAATTTTGGTTCGTAGGTTGTTGTTTAAACTCAGTAACCAATTCGTTTGCTTTGTTGAGCTGATAACTTTCCAATAATTCTTGTTGGTAACGTTCAAAGAATCCGTATCCAATGAAATCAGAGTTGTAAAGTTTAGTTATAGTATCTGCATCTAAAAATTCTTTATCTTTAGTTGCTTTTAAATAGATTTCTTGATGATCTATCTTTCCGGCGTCCATTACATAATTGAAAAAGGTTTTAAACTTTTCGTTCGTAAACATGTAATCTTTAACTCTTATCTTTTCTAGTACGTCCGGTTGTTTAAGTAGCGTAGCGATTATTGTACTTTCAATTTCATATTGTCCGTAATTCATTCGTTATCGCCCCCAAATTCTGCCAACTTATTCATGAAGTTATCTAGCGCTATTTTTCTTTGTCTGACATATTCGGGGTCATTCTGCATTTTCCATTGGTGTGTAGCGGTTTCGTTATCTACTGGCTCGATAGATACTTTTTTAGGTGCCTTACGCATGATTGCTGGTAAGTTAGGCGGGTACGGGTTGTTACTGTTGATATATCCATCTACCGCTTTTACAGTTGGTTGATAATCTCCATTTTGACTTAATACATCAATCCACATTTCTAATTTTGGTTTATCAAAATCAATGTTGTATACGTACCTAACTTTTTTAATAATTTCTAATGCTTGTGTTTTGCTCATCGGCATTAGTCATCACTCAATTCTTTTTCCATTTGTGCAATGACATCATCAGTAGCATTTTTCCTAGGCGTTATTTTATTTTCTGCATCTTCTTTTGTTTTGACATTCTCTTTAGCCCAGTTGTTTAAAACTTTAATTAAATAGCCACCATGCGCACTTTTGCTTTTAGTGTACGCAACACCTACTTTTACAACTTCAAAAGCGTTCGTACCTATATCATCAATAGCAAACCCTAATTGTTCCATTTGATTAGGCGTTAACTTATCATCTAAATTTGCAATTATATATTTTATTGAAGATGAGAAGACGGCTTCTCTTTCTTCTTCTTTCTTCTTATATTCTTCTTTTTCTTCTTCTTCTTCTGTATCGTTACATAACGTTACGGTAACGTTACTTTTTTCTTCTAGTAACTTTTTTTGTCTCTCTCGATAGCGTTGTTGTCGCAATTTATTTTTTTCTTTATGTTTAGCTTTGCTATCTAAGCTTTGGTGCTTCTCCCAGTTTGTCACTTTTATGACACCATTAACTTTTTCAATCATTCCTAATGTCTCAAAAGTTTGAATTGCTAACCTTATTGAGTTAATAGGTCTATTAAATTCGTTTGCCAACATTTCTTCGTTGTACGGCAAGTTTTCGGATAGCATAATGTAACCTTGTTCGTTGTACTTTCCTGATAAAGTTAGCAACTTAACCCAAATAGTTATGATCGTATCTCTTTCGGGTAAAGCTTCGATATATTTGATTTTGCTGTCATCAAACATGCCAACTTTAAGTTTTATCCACGATACTTCTCCCATTGTCTTCTCCTTTCAGCATTTTATTGAGCCTCTCATCAACTTTTATCCACGAGTCATGCAAGTGATATTTATCATCAAACGACTTAACGCCAATCGCATGTTGCTGGTTATGATGTTCGCGACATAACGCTAATACATGTTTGTCGTAGTGATTCATCTTGTTTCTGTTCATACCTCTACCGACTGCTTCATAATGTGCTAGGTCTGCGTGAGGCTTTCCGCATATTACACAGTTGCGGTTGACAGTTGACCAGTATAAGAACGATTTATCTTGTTTCAGCAAGTCGCTTGTTTTGTAGCTAAGTGGTATGTCATTGTAGAACGTCCAGTCAAGCGTTGCTTCAATGATTTGACTTGCTTGTGTTCTCGTACAATTACTTAGCGAAATACGTTCATCATAGCCGTAGTACGTTCTTACAAACTCGATGAACATATGTCTCATATAGTCCATTGGTTGACCTGTATGTTCTTCTATGTCTTTGACAAGCGCGAATATTTTTCGACGTTGCTTGCCGGTAATTTGAAACGGATCTATAACGTTTACATCTACTTCTACATCAAACCCGTTATCAAGTAGTAATGTTTCTTTATTGCCTAATTCGACACCCGAGATGACAACTGTTGTTGTGCCGTCGTCTTGAGTGATATAACTAGTAATTTTTGGCATTTAATCATTCCAATCAGAACGGTAAGTCAGAAAAGTCTTCTTCGGTATTGTCGAACGGATTATTACCAGTTTGAGTTTGTCCGTTGTGTTGTTGGTTATTCTGTTTGTTGTTATTCTTCGGTTCTAAGAATTGAACGCTGTCCGCTACTACTTCTGTCACAAATACACGTCGCCCTTCTTTGTTATCGTAACTGCGTGTTTGTAATCGCCCGTCTACACCTGCCAGTGATCCTTTAGAAAGGTAGTTTTTAACGTTTTCAGCTTGTTTTTTGAATACTACTACGTTTATAAAGTCTGCTTCACGCTCGCCTTGAGCATTTGTAAATGTTCTGTTTACTGCTAATGTGAATGTCCCTACATTTACGCCATTTGGCGTGCTTCTTAATTCTGGGTCTTTTGTTAATCGCCCTACTAATACTGTTCTGTTTAACATTATTGTTTCTCCTCACTATCCAATTGTTTTAATCCCGCATCTAATTTTTGGTGTGCTTCTGCGATTTGTTTTTGACTCAATTTATTAATGTTAGAGATTTTTAGCCATCTCATTGTTTTATCTATAGTTGCATCTCGTCCCTTTTCTTGAGATAAACTCACGAACTGATTGATACGCTCTTCTAATTCTGTAATATCATTGTCACTTGCACTTGGAAGTTCCTCGCCGTTGTAGATATATAAACCTAAACCGTGTAAAGCCGAAGCTTTAACGAAACATCGTTTTTGCGCTTTGTTAATATCGAAAGTTGTTGCACTACCTTTAGCAAGTGATTTATTTCTAAAGTCCAATACTGGAAGCCACTCAGTCTCTGTACTATCTTTCACAGTCACAGATACCTGTACAAAATAGCCTTCTGGTGTAGCCAAATAAGGTACAAAATAATTTTTTGTGTTAATATCTGGATGTGGAAACTCGTGTACTTTTACTGTGTAGTTTGGGTCAATCTTTTTCAGCTCTTGGTGTGCATATGACCATGCTAGATAAGTTAATCCATTTTTTTGTTCTGTATGATCATTCACGTTTTTACTGTTCAACTGTTCAAATAATGTTTGTTCAGTCATGTTCTACCTCCTCGTACTCAATTGTTTCTGTCACTGTTTTCTTGATTGCTTTGTGATAATCCATATTGATACTCGCTTCTTCCATACCGTTAAACTCCCTAGCTCTATTTCTATTTGTGGAGTAACTAATATCTGAATTGTTATCAGTTGGTTTGTTAGTTATATAAATTGGCATATCTCTATGACGAATGATATAAGTTACAGTCTGCTTCATAGCAACCTCCTACCATTTCATGACTAAGTTAATTAGTCTGTCATAATCATCTGCGTTTTCTTCAATCCATTCGTAAATAGATTGATTTAATATGTCTAATGCTGTGTATAGATCGTTCTCATTAGTTATGTTTATGCCGTCGATAAACTTATCTTCTAAATCTAAGATATTCACCAGAATGCTGTGGTCCTTCTTCTTAACTGCTAATTTAAAATCAAATCCGTCTACATTAATTACCTTCTGACATACATCGCCTATTTCGTAATACATCTTGACTTCCTCCGTTTTTCGTTTTATATTGAACGTAAGTTTATATTTCTAATTACTTTTCTGTTACCTGTTGGCGCATGTAACAGATTTTTTTATTATTTACAAATTCTTCTAAATCTTTTAAAGCTTGTTTATATCCCTTGTCATATGCTAATTGTTCAGAATTTCTTGAATATTTAGGGATTTTTACATTGTCGTATTCTCCGTTTAAATAACGATTAATTTTCTCTCTCTTCTGATCAGTTATTCTTCTTGAACCATTTCTTAACTTAATAAAATAAGTATCAGAGAAACCTAGCAAATATCCTATTTCTCTCACCGTTAAATCTTTTTCTTTCCTTCTCTTGTCAACTTTTTCCATCAAGTCTTTATCTGACATCTTTTTATTCTCCTTTGTTGTCATAAAAGTATTCTTTATAGAATATGAATGTTGCGATGCTTGCGAATCCTGCAATTGACCACGCTGTAGTGAAGTATAGAAACGGCATGAGTACAATCGCTAAGACTGTGAAGCATAGCACTGCTACTAGGTAGCTTTTATAAGTTTTACTCATTTTCTTTTTTCTCCTCTTTGGTTGTTTCATCGTTTATCAAACCTTGCATTTCCATTAATTTTTGAGGTATACCAGCTTTTAACTGGA